ACTCCTCCGGTGTCATTCCATCAGTAAATGCATCTGTTAATGCTCTGCGAAGATCTTCACCAATCCTTTGTGCTTCCGCAAGGGATTCGGTGTAATCAAGATAAATAAGGTCAATAAGATCAATGTAGTTTTGATCGGTGTTATCTGAATCAAACAACCATGCAGCAAGTGACATATCCTGTGCGGCGCGTTCTTTGATTGCACCGTCGAGGGATGTGTACATCTGATCTGCAAGCTGATAGATTTTTTGTTTATCGGCGTCCGTGAAGTCTGCTTTTGTGATATAGTGACTTAACAATTCACCGGACAGGGATTCGCTCGACGTTTGATAAGTCTCTGCCGCTTCCTCTACTCCACGCTTGAATTTTGCGATTTCGTCAAACGCAACATCGAATTCTTTTCCGATCTCGCCGATATAATTCTTGATATGCGTTGTGTCCCAACTCATATTACCGAACTTGCCGTCCAACGCTTTTTTATCGAGATCGGATAAGTATTTCCCCGCGCCGATGATTCCTGCAAATAGTGCTATTATGCCTGCAGCATAGCCGCCCGCGGCGCCAAGAGAGCCGATCAGTTTCAGAACCCCGCCTACCGTTAGAAGCGCGGGGCCTGCCGCCGCGAGAGTTGTTGCACCTGTAATAAGCGCATTAAACTTTGCATCATCCATTGTAGAAATACGATCAATGATGCCGCCAAGCCATTCTGCGCCACCCTCAATCTTCGGTGCAAGGCGTTCGCCGGTGATACGTTTGAGTTCTTCCCATTTGGACTTGAAGATTTCCATACGACCTTCGAGTGTGTCCATCTGAATATCGGACGCAATCTGCGCAGCACCTTCACTGTTGCGAATCATTTCATACAGATCGCCATAATTCTCCTTTGATGCCTCCAGAATGGCAAGCGCCCCCGTGATAGAACGCATCGGGAAGATTGCAGAAAGCAGCTGATCGCGCCGCTGTTCCGATAATCCCGCGGTAACCTGATCCAGTTCTTTGAATACCTGCAGCATCGGTTTCAAATTCCCTGCATCATCGAACGCGGAAAAACCAAGCTCATGCAGTTCCTGAGCTGCTTTGGAGATTGATTTGTCCGAAAGTGCTTCCTCGATTTCCTCGCTTGTCGCGCCGAGTAATTCCATTGCCGCCCGCGCCTGCGTAGTAGGCGCGACAAGGCGAATCATGCCGTTACGCAGCATTGTACCCGCGGTACTGCCGGTCGTGCCTACGTTTGCAAGGACTGTGAGCAGGGTAAACAGTTCTTCGGTGCTGTCCGCGAACATGGCCGTATTACCCATACGAAGGATCGCGTCGCCGAATTCTTGTGCGTTCGTTGCGCCGAGGTTCGCGCCGGTGATCCATTGGTCGATCAGCTTATTCGTATCCTTAAACTCGGTATCAGTCGCATTGAGTGCTTTCACGAGGTAATCAAGCGATTCCTCCAAGTCCATGCCGCCCGCCTGTGCCAAAAGCATAGCAGCAGGGATGCCTTCGAGCATGTCCAGATAGTCCCAACCGGCATGTGCCGCTTCGGAAATCGCCGCCGAGACATCTGACGTATGGAATTTGGTCGTGCGCGCCCACTCGGAAGCATGCTCGTTGAGCTTTTCCATGATGCTGTTAAGCTCGCCTGCGCGGTCACGGTATGTGCCTGTGCGCAGCGCCGCTTCTGCATCAGCCATGTTTTGTTCGTAAGATTTGTAGACCTCCAGACTATCTTTGCCGAAACGAATCACCTGTCGGCTTATGCGATTGATCTGCGCGCCGAACAGCGTTATCCGGTCGCCCAAAAGTGCGACGCTGTTATCTACCCGTCCGCGCAGTGCTATGACAGTTTCAAGGGTCTGTGCCATGTAATCACCTCAATATTAAAAAAGGCAGATAATTCTGCCTGTTCCGTCGCTGAAAAGGAAAAAACATACTTTTTCACCCACAGGGATTTCTTCATCCCCGATATAGGTTATCGGCGGCGTCGTGATTCCGTCACGGTCTGCAGATTGGACAATATAACCATCTTCCGTATGCTGCATAATGACGCCGCGTTCAATCAAAGCACCGTATTTATCCATGCTGCACCTCACGAGACGGTGCGGATGCAACGATGCAGTTCTGCAGAAGTCTTTTTGTTTATAAAATCGTGCTTTGCGCACTCGCAAAGCCATTCGCCCGTTGCCGCCGTATCGCCCGTGATGTCAATACGCGCAAGCGCGGTAATTCCTTGATTAAACTCCGTATCAAGCGTCACCGTTTCCGCTTTCCGGTTGTTAGATAGGAGCGTGCCACGCGCCCATCTGCCTGCCTGTACATTCGACATTGCAGGCAAGAAAGTATAGACCGCAGATTCGCCGCGCGAAAGTGCAGAATCGGAAGCTTCCGCATTTGCGAACAACGTCTTGATCGTCAAGGATCGGAACGCCTTATCCGGTCGATTGTAATACTGTGCGCCTTGACCCGTGGAAAGGATCTCTACAGTCTGTTTGCAAGGAAGGTCTTGCGCATAGAGGTACGAAATGCCGGTCATTTTGCCATTTACGCATTTTAGAGTACCGCCTTCAAGCGTCATAAGCCGCTGAAGGAACGCAAGATACGTTTCGTTTTCTCGCTCTATATAGGGGATGGAATTGTTCTGCCCGATGCCGAAAAAACTGTAATCCATACCGCAAGCAACCGAACACACGTTGAAAATCTCGTTGATAGTCTTGATCTCAAAGTTCTGCCAACCACGTCTTTTCGCTGCAATTGGGGCAGATGTTGCGATAATCTTGTATCGATCATCTTCCGGTGCATGAGATGATAGATAGAGCTTTCCGGTTGTGTATTTCCCTTCGCGTACTTCAATTCTATCATCTGTTTGCGGCTTCCAACGGTTCCACGCCTTTGAGTTTTCAAATTCGATCACCAGTGTATCGAGCTTTTCACCGGCATAATCAAAAAAAACACAGGAGCGCACGTTTGCATAATCCGTGATGTTTTTCCCCTCGTAGATAATCTGCATACATGCCTCCTGTTAATGCTTAATTTTTTGTTGTACGTTCACGCATGCGATATAGATGCTGTGGAATGTTGTGATCGTCAAAGACAGCAGATCAACAATCGATGTGCCGCAAAACTTTCCGCACAAAATTACATCTTCGAGATACGCTGATTTGCCTCGGCCGAGGCAACGTTGAAAAAAAGCTTTGCAAGCTCCTCCGCTTTGATCGCATCGGAAATGTAAAGATCCCGAAGAATATCCTGTTTATCCACCTGATCGGTTTTCTTGGCTGCAGCGATTGCAAATAGCGTGATCGCCTGCTTTGTGGATATTCCGTAGTTCCCGGATGCCGAAGGATCCGAGTCCATAGCTTGGACGTACTCCATGCCTGTGACGGCCGCGAAATCGTAGGACAATTCCATGTACTCTTTATCGTTGGATCGTACTGGCGTTTTGAGCTTCATCTTGCCCTTGCCGTCAAGGGCTACTTCTCTCGCAATTTTTAATTGCTCCGCCCGTGCGCGCATTTCCTTCTCCGCTTTCGCGGCTTCGGTTTCTTTTCTATCACTTGCAGATGCATTCTCCATGATCTGCTGTTCTTCTCGACGTTCTTCTTTCGTGTTGGCTGTTTGCTCCATTTTCTGTTCTCCTTTCCGCGGCAGCAAGAAAAGCGCGAACGTTCGCGCTTTTCTATACTGCTATTGTCTATTACTGGAGGATGCTCCGGATAGGACTTGCATAGTCCACACCGTCGATCTTGTTTTCACCTGTGGAAATATCAACGCAGGTGACGATCTTGCCTGCCACTTCTTCTTCGAAGCGGATGACGCTGTAAACGTCCGTATACCCGGTCGGGTTCCCGCGTTCAACCGTACCATGCTGACGCGATTTGTGGATCACCTTCAGACGATACTTAACGGATTCATAGTTCATTTCAGATTGCGGCACATTATACAACTGCCGCGCGATTCTAAACTCTGCGTTATGTACGCCCGGCCGATGCAACTTGTTGGCATTTTTACCATTGTTGTGTGCAACACTCCACTCCATTGCGTTGTACTTGCTTGTGGGAACGGAAATCGTTCCTCCCATTCCTGCAGCGTCAACATCATTCGTCTTGCGTTCGAGGTTCGGATTTGTAACGCTTGTTACATCTTCGATATCAAACCCGTCGAATTTCAGAAGATGATCTTCGACATTGTTGTATACTCTTGTCTGCATACGATTTCCTCCTTATGCTGCCAAAGATTCGTAATACGTTACGAACCCTTCATCTGTCCACTTCACTCGCGCCGTAAGCGACTTTGCAAGCGGCGTCGTGGTGATATTAAAGGAGAATGCAAAGTCGCCGTTCACGAGATCGGATTCCTGGTTTTCGCTTGCGTCGAACTCGATTCTTCCCTGAAGGAGAGCGCCGATCGATACAAGTGCGTCAAGACGCGCCTGTTCTTCTGCAACGATGGTGCGGAGATCGTTTCGCGTCATCGGTTTATCGACATCAAACTGGCGACGCGCTTGGAAATCGTTACCGAGGTAGTACAGCATCATGCAAGCCGTTTCCGACGCGCTGATATAGTCAGTGTTAGACGCAGTGTAGTCCGCACTGTGCGCGCCCCACAAAGCCCAACGTCCGCCGATGAATGCGGCAGAGGCGATACCGTTTTTATTCAGATAACGGTTGATGATGTCATCGTCAATAACGATCCCGGTTCTATCTGCACCGAAGAATACGTTTTCGACAGTTTCAAGCGCCGTGTTGGACGCGGAACGGTACGGAATGCCGTCCTGCTCAATCAAGAGCTGCTGCATGTTTGCAGCGCGAAGGACGGAAAGGTGGTAGATCGTGCCGTCTGCGTCTTTCGCAAGCGGAAAGTGTGTCGTTTCATTCGGCTGATTATAACCGTTCGTATTCTTCCATGTCGCGGCAGTAGCAATGGTGATTGCCGTTTCGCCGTCAACAATGGGAATATCCGTGAACAGATATGCGTCCCAATGGCTGTTGATCTTTTTGGACACGGCGACCATTGCGGCGTGAACGGTCGGGTGCGAAGAAAAGCCCGGACAGATGATGAAGGACGGAATATAGCCGGTCAGCGGATAGACATCCTTAACGGCATATACGCCCGTATTGGTACCGAGATCGTCCGTCGTGCCGGCAACCATAGCGTCCGTGACACTTGCAGGCGTAACGGTGTAGTATTTGACCGTCAGCGCAGAGGAGCCGAGACCACCGGACGTAAGCTCGTAGATCGTGAGGATCTTCTTTGCAAAGTCGTAGGACGTATCAAAGTCCGTGCCCTTCGTCTTGCCCTGAATCGTGATCGTATCAACGATGATGTTTTCCGCGTTTGCAATCGTTACCTTGCCGCCAGAAGGCGTCAGAGATATCGAAGTCTGCGTACTGGACTTGATGCTTGCATTTTCCGGATCGAGTACGTTGATAAGCACGAGCGGTCCGACACCCTTCTTCTCGAAATGAACGTGCATTGCTTCGCAAAGCGTATACGATGCAAAGTCATCAGAGTAGCCGAAAAACTTGCGCGCTTCGGCAATATTCCGGACAAGGACCGGCTTATTGACATTGTCCGCGCCGCCCGCAATCTGCTGTACCGGCGCGGTGCCGATGTAAACCATGGCATTCCGAGCTTCGTCAGCGACACGTGTGCCGATAGCCGAAATCTCAGAATATGCACCATGCAGATAATCTGCCATAGATTTTTACCTCCTAAAGTAGATATTTATTTGTTCTTTTGTTGCCTTCGTCCACATAACCGCCGAACGTGCAGTTGATGAAGCCGTAGTAGATAGGTCTGCGATCTGTGACATACTGTTGATCCGTATACAATGACCAGACAATGGATTGCTCATTGAGCGCCATGTCCGTACCCGGAATGCACATCTCTTGCAGCAGCGCTTTCTTTGCATCATCGATCCAGTCCAAAAGCGTCATAAGACCCTGTTCCGTTCCATCTTGAAACAAGGAGAGGTCAAGACCTTTTCCGTTTGCGTCGCCGGATTCAGTAAAGCCCGGCAACCGTGTGCCGGGCTCAAAGACGGAAAACAGCATTGTGACGGATAGTTGATTACCGAGGTTGACCGGTCTGTGAACACCTTGATATTTGTCAAACCGCTTTTCCTCGATCATCTTTGCATAGGACATGCTCGGCATGATCGTGATGCTCGGCGTTGTGTTGCTCGTGTCAAGTTCAAGCGCTCCCGCTTTATTCAGTCGCATTGGCGACCACGCAAGAAAGACGCTCGGTTCACGGTAAACGATTTTCGTAACGTCACGATCAGACGCAGGCGCTTTTAATCGCCGCCCGCGGCAAAGCGTTTCTTCCGTCCACACTTTGAACTTCTGGAGTTTCTCGGTCGTTCGCATTACATAATCCCCCTCGGATCATAAGCGCTCACATGGATCTCGTACATTCCCATTTCCGTATTTACATCACGAATACGCACTTGTTTTTTATCAAAAATAGCGGTTGTGTTCGGTTCCGGCTCATTTGCTTCTGGGAAGCCATCAACAGGTGTAAAGATAATAAACTCACGAGTATTGTTATCCCATGATATATCGTTAACGTTGTTGTTCTTCCTTTTTAGCGCCGTTTCTCCATCGAGGACGCACCGAATTTCGGATCCGTTCCAATAATGCGTTTCCGCAAAATGATCGAACTGTAAAAACACGCGCGTTATATCGGCAGCGATACGGTCAACAAGAGCCATAGTATGTCACCTTTTCTTTTTCTTCTGCTGCGGCGCAATCTCGGTCTGCTGCTCCGCAGCGGGCTTCTCGGCAAGAACCGCATTGCCCTGTTCGATCAGACGCAAAGCAAAGCTGTCGGGCAGTTCAGCCGTTTTATTATCCTTTGTCAGCTTTACTGTCATTTCTTCTTACTCGCTTTCTTTTTGGGCTTTTCCGCCTGCTTCGGCTCGATAACGATACCCGACGTGATGTCAATCTTCGGAACGTCATCTTCCGGAGTTTCATCGGGTACATCGTCCGGTGTTGCCGCGGGTACATCGTCCGGGGTTGCCGCGGGTGCATCGTCCCGTGCAGGCGCAGGGGTATTGATCGGATGCGGATTGATTTTTTCAATCGCATTCAGTCTTAACAGACGCTTTTCCGTTTCAAGAGGGAGATCCT